CGGGTCGGAATCATCTCCTTCCGGCTGTTGATCAGTCGATTCAGTAGTGAAATCCGTAGAGTCCTCGGTCTCTGACTCGGTATCCGACGCTTCGGGCGTCGAATCGTCGTCGTCATCGACCGAGGTGGGTTCGGAGCCTGTACTATCGCTGGAATCGGCGGAATCGGCGGGATCGTCGGACACCGAGTCGGTTTCAGCGCCGGTTTCGGGGTCGGTTTCGGCCTCTTCGCCGCCGGTATCGGCCCCAGCGGAGCCGTCTTCGCCGGCTTCGAAGGCCGCTGCGAGCTCTTCAGCCGATAATTCGTCAGTATCGCCCATTTCGACGGTATTGGACTTCGATGCGCCGGTAATCACCAGCGAGAGGTTGTCGAACACCGCCCGATCGATCTCGAACGCGCCCGATTCCTCGTCACGTTCGAGTTCTTCGACCGGCGTGTGGACGATCCGGGGCGAGACCTCCAGTTGGCCATTGCTCACCTTCGAGGCGAGCTCCTCATCATAGAGATTGGCGCGATAGAGGACACCAACACCCTCCTTGTATTTGGCGTCGGTAACTCGGCCGACCGATCCCTTCGTCGTGTTCTCGTGATCCCGGACCAAAGGGCGACCTGCCAAGGTGCTGGCCGCCTCTTCGAGGGTTGAAGCCGGCCAGAACTTGCGGACTCGACTCCGCCCCCTGGTTACGTCCTCGGTTCCGATCGCAATACCGTGGATGACAGCGCCATCACCACTCCTGTCAGCCAAGACCGCTGGCTGTGGCGGAGCAGTGTGTTCGTCAGTGGCTGTATCAGATATAGAAGTCGTACTCATAAAAGTAAGTGAACCAACGTCTCGCCGCCAGTACTACGCTTCGGCCTGTGTCTCGCCACCAGCATCGGTCCCCGAAGTCGACGAGCCCGATCCCGTGCCCGTACTCGTTGTCGCAGAGCCCGACGGGCTCTGATTGCCCTGGCCGTCGGCTTGCTGGGCGCGCTGATCGTCGGCACTGTCCGAGCGATAGTTGATCGTCGTGCCCTGCTCGTCGAGGACTCGCTCAGGCGCTTCGCCTTCGGGCGGGGAGATATGCAGCTTCACACCCGCCTTGTCCCAACCTTCGAGCTCGCACTTCAAGTCTAAAATGTCCTGGAAACCGTATTCGAGCTCGCGGCGCTCATGCCGGATCTCACGGCGCACATGAGCATTCTTGATCTTGACGGCCGGAGCATTGGAGTCCTCGATGAACTCGGTGACGAACCGGCTCATGGGCAAGCCGGTCAGTATATGGTTGATATCGTAGCCCACGGAGTCCTCTAAGTCCGGTACATCACCGCCGATCGTATCCAGGCTGACATCGCCCTGGACGCCGTGTTTCGTCCCTGGCGTGTAGTTGTCCTCGTTCTCGGCAGTCATGAACTCTTCAATCTCGTCGGGATGCCACGGGTCCTCGTCAGTCCCGAAACCGAAGAGCCAGACCGGCCAGGCTTTGTTTTCGATCGCTTTGTCCTTGTCCTGGAGCTTTTTCCGGAGGGATTCGATCCTCGGCAGGACGGACTCGATCGAACTCGTTCCGTACTGCTCGCCGATATCGGCGGCCTGTGTGAGTTTCGTGATCTGATCGCGGGTGAAGCTCACCGGCTCTTGCTGTCGGAATTCCTGCCCGTAGTACTGCGTGTAGGCCGGCGTCGTCCCGGTCGAATCGGGATGCAGCGAGGCCGGCGCTTCCGGCACTTCCTGGCGAGTATTACTGGGTGGATCGTCGTCAGGCCCCAACAGGAGCGACCGCCCTTCCATCGTGAACGTCGTAACGGTTTCCGGCGGGAGGAGTTGGAGTGAGTCCAGCGTCTCGGGCTCGCCGACATCCGTCGCATTGTCGCCACCGACATCAGCGCCGCCGGTCGGCGAGTCACTCTTGGGGACGTGTTCGACCAACACCGTACCCCGGACGTGTTTCTGCACGACCGACTTTTTGAGTAGGAGTGTGAGATCGAGGCCGGCCTCGCCATCGACGATCGAAGACTGGCGCAACCAGGTAGCGAGGTCCTGGGCGGTCTGATCGGAGTCGGCTTCGACCCACCACCCGGGCTCAGTTACCTCATCAGCAAAAGAGTTGATCGTCGCCCTGATGAAGGGATCGGCCTCGTACTCGCGCCAGTACCGATCCATGTCATCGACCGGCGGCCGGTAGACATCGAGCCCGTCGGGATCGGTGAAAGAAGTCGTCCGCTGGGGGGCTTTCCCCCGGGGAATCGGTGCCACTGGCTGGTCGTCTTCGGCCAGCTCAGCTACGGCACTCGCAAAATTAGTTCCGAATCCCATTGTATATATTGGACCAGACCTTTACCATTCCTCGGCGATTTCGATGACGGTCGAGAGAGCGCTTTGTGCAGTTCCGTCATCCGGGCGGACGAGCAACACTGCGATATCATCGCTGTGGATCGGCGCACGTTCTTTCGCGGAAGTGGCGACTTGGCCTTCGGTGGGATCAGTGCCGGCTGCGTTGATCGACGAGTGGTTGATCTGATAACCACCGAATTCCGCAGCACTACTCACTTCGCTTCGCGTGCTGTCGGGAAACGTCGAGACGTTCGTCGTCGCTTCGATCACCGACGATTCAGCAGTCACCTGATCGGGACTCTCAAACCCGCTCGCGTCGGTGAGTGCGGGATCGACGCCGACTAATACCGCCTCGCCCCCGGTATTGTCGAAGCCGGAGATCACCGACTGCATGGCGTTCACGAAGACGTTATCTCTGGTCTGATTCACTCGAAGTGCGAAAGCGGGTTCGTAGTCGCCCGAGCCACCGTAGTCGAGTCCGGTGTACCGTATCGCTTTCCGGCGGGCAGTCGAGGCAACATCGGCCAGCAGTAGATACCCCATCGAACCGACCGAGAGTTGCTGGCCGCTCGTCGCAGCGTCGAATTCGAAAAACAAGAACATGTTCGACGCATTTGTCGCTCCCTCCCCATCACGGGAGAGCTTCGTAACGGTCTCATTGATTTGCTCGCCGTCCTCGGTGTAGGTCTTCCGGAAGAGCGCCCGACCGGCATTGTACCAGTTCCACTGGAGTGAATCGCGCTGGAAGTCGGTCGGAGGGATCGGCGGAACGAATGACTTCGACGCTACCACGCCATCAGCACTGTTCTCGATCGTGGCTGTCGCAGTGTACCCCGTCGGAGAACCATCGCCAACGTACTCGCAGTAATAGCCGTTCCCTTCGAGGTCGGACACACCGATTCGCAGCCGGTCGTCCGTGCCGAGGGTATTCAGCAGTTGCCAGGCCCACGACGCCAACCCTTCGACTCCGACGACATAGCGAAGCCGCTCGGCGGTCCGAAAAGTGATGGTATCGCCCGCCGCCGGTTCGACGAGGTAATCGCTTGCCCGGTCAGTTACCTTACCCGTATCATCGATATGCGTCCGAGTACCGTTGATCGTGATTCGATAGCGCTCGGGCGACCACGGGTAGCTGGACGGGAGATCGGTTTTGTTCGATAGCGTGGTTACTGGCCGGTTGAACCCATCAACGCCGGAGGATTCTTGATCCGCCCAGTAATCGGGATGGGGACTACCGAATGGCTCTCGTGTCATGTGAGTTGTAGTCAGACGCCACCAGAAGCGACGATACGCACGTCGGCCGACGTTGATGCGTCCTGGTTGACGGCGGTAATACGGAGATCAGTCATTGCTGCCACATCGATCCCCACTAACTCAGACTCGCCACCACCGACGATATCTCGGGGTTTCCATTCGGTGTATGAGAGATCGTCATCGAGACGACCTTCGAAACGGAACTCGACGCTGTGGGTGTCCCCGAGTACCTCCAGTTGCATCGTCGCGTTCGACAGCTGTGAAATGCCGGAGAGACTCAGGCCACCTTCGCTCTGGAGCTCGACGGTAGCAGTATCAGCTCCGCCGGCAGCCTCCAGAGAAATCGATGTATTCACGAGTTCCATTATTTATGCAGTATAGAAATTACGGAATGATCGTCTCGTCGCGGAGCGTGGTTTCGATCTTTCTATTCATGGGCCGGCTTCACGGCCACTGGCATGGACGAGCACCGTCTCGATGCAATCACCCGAGAGATACCAGAGCTCGTCCCCGGCATCGAACTGGATCAACCCGTCGTCGGGAAAACGAACATCCGAGAGGTGTAACTCGAATTCCTGACCGGCATCGGTGACGACAATCAACTCGCCGTGATCTTCGAGTAAGGATCGAACAGTATCAAACTTCATGGTAAGAAATTTTAAGTAAGGGTGGCGCAAAGAACGAGTCGTGCTACGAGAAAGCATGAAACGGGCGACGGAGGAGACGAAGATTAGGGGCGTCCATAACTGTCTCCTCCGTCTCCCCGAGCCTCGTAGCACTGAAGTACAGAACGGCAACCCATAGCGACGGCTCAGTTGCACACACTCCGGCCGCTGCCACTAGCCACACGTCCCATTTGACATCCTCCCCGTCCTGAAGGACGAGGATTCCCGACCGCGTTGGGATATTATGGTTCGCAGCGCACCCGTTCTTGTGGCCGGAACCGACCGGCCGTAGCATCGAACAGATACGTCGCTGGCTGTGCCAAACAACCGTTATCCCTATCCGATCGGTCGAACCGTGTCGGACTCGGGAGTAGCGTTCTGATGTTCTCTGCACCGTTGCAGTCCGCGTTCCCGACGAACCCGCACTGATCGCACTTGTACAGACCTCGGTGCTGGCGGTTCGCCTTACGTTCCCGACCACAGACCGAACACGTCTTTGACGTGTCTCGTTCGCTATCGACGACCACCTCAATGCCGGCGGCTTCGCCCTTGTATTCGAGCATATCGGTGAACGACGAGAACGCCCACGCGTGCAACCGCTTGTTTCCGTGGCGGCCCCAGTCCTTCCCATCGCCGTTCTCCTCGGTACGGATACCGGAGAGATCGCCGACCCGGAGTGTGCCAACACCGCGTTCGACGCACTCGTCGATGATCCGCTTCGAGAGTGCGTGGTAGAAGTGCTCGCGCTTCCGGCGGAGTTTTCGCTTCGCCCACCGAGCACGGTCGGAGAGACCGTTTTCGCCTTCGCACTCGTACTCGACCTGCTTGTAGTAGTGCTTGGCTTGTTTGAGCCACCCACCGGGGAACAGCAGGGTTTCGTCGCAGAAGGACACGGCGGCAATGTTGCTGATGCCCAAATCAACGCCGGCCGTCCCGTCGCCGGGACTGTCAGGCATCTCTTTGTCGACCTTACAGACGAGGTGGAGTTCCCACTCGCCGCGTCCCTCGTCGTAGACCGCACGAACCTGCCGAACATCGATCTGTTCGGCGTCGGGCATGATCGGCGGTGCGTCGATCGCACATAGGATGAAGTCCGACCAATACTCTTTGGCGTTCGGGCCTTTCGAGAGGCGTACGTAGCCGTTCGGGTCGAACTTGAAGCCCTTTGTTTTCCACGTGACAGTGGTGCGTGGGTGGTCGTCGCCGTTCTTTCTGTAGCCTGGCGGGTTCGCTGTCTCGTTCCCGTTTCCACGATGGCCATGCCATGATTCGAACGCCTCATCGAGTTCCTGTAGAACCCGCTGACTGGTGTGTGAATGAAGGTCCTTGTAGCGTTCGTGGTCCTGTAGGTACGCCTGTAGTTCCGTGTTATCGGGAATCCGGCCGGTTTCGTCCCAGATGCGTCCTGCGGTCCATCGGGCAACGTTCCAGAACTTCGCGGCGGCGAACCCGGCGAAGTCGAGCGGATCGGAGACCTGTGACTGGTTCCGAATGGAGCAGACGTAGGTCCGGTCCGCCGAAATCGCCATGCGTCACCTATGTAGCTGTATAGACATAGGTGTTTCGGCCCGATGGAATATCCGGCCATGCTACCGGTCCTCCAAGGTCGGCTGATCGGCGGCCATTGTGGTGTCGCTCGGACCCCCGGCTGAAGCCGGGGGCTTCCGCTCGTTAACGTCAGAAAAACCGCCTCGCAGAAGGCCGGCTAGTTCATCTGGACGGGACCGCTCATGCGTGGTGCGCCGCCCTTATCGTAGGCATGCGAAGCGAGAGCCAACGAGTCGGCGAAATCGTCCCGGCCACCTTGGGGATGGCCGATCTTCATACGTTTGTTCGCCGTGAATTCGAACTCCAAATCAAGCAGTTCCTTGCGGAGTTCGGAGTGGTCAGGTAAGGAGATCTCGCCCTGCTCCAGGTTCGCTTTCAGCGTGTTGTACAGATCGGGCTTGGACTTCGAACTGAACGTGACGCCTTCGACCACCCGGCCGGTCATATCAGCTTTGAGCACGTCGACGACGCCGCCTCCCAAGCTGGTTTCGTCGATACAGATTTTCCTGTAGTTGAACTGCTCATGGAGGTACATTACCCGACCGATCGATTCGGTGATCGCCGAATCGGTTTCCGACTCGACCGAGAAGACGTTGCCGTTCCCATCGATCGACGTGAACACGGATTTGTCCTCGCCGTGGCGAGCCGGATCAACGCCCAGGTAACAGTGCCGGGAGTCCCGCCTGGTCGACAGGCTCATCGCCTGATCGATCACTTCGGCCGTGAAGAACGACGACGCCGATTCGACGAACTGGCCGAGGATCTCCTGTTTGAAATCGATCGAGGAGAGCTGCTGTTGCTGATTCGAGATAAAAGCATCCGAAACCGTCGGATTGCGATAGGTCGCAACCCGTTTGGTGAAGTACTCCTCTTCGAGATCGTTATGAAATGCGTCGTAGAGAAACCCGCTCGACCCGAACGGCGTTGAAAGCAACAGCATCGTCCCATCGGTCGTTGCCAGCATCGGCAACAGCGCCTGATAGAACACCTCATCGGGAATGAACGCCGCCTCATCGACAATGATGAGATCGGCCGCATACCCCCGAATGTTCGACCCGTCCTCGCCGGCCGGCAAACACAGGACCCGAGAGCCGTTATCGAACTCGATAACAGTCCTGGTCTGTCTGGAAATGCCCCAGAGATCGTCCGGGATCGCCGACCCGGCGATCTCCTTTTTCATCTTCTTGAACAGCTCCGAAGACTGCCGCCGTGTCGGAGCCGTGATCAGCGTTGTATTTCCTGGATTCGTTAAAGCGTGGTGTAGCGCGTACCAACTCGCCGTCTTGGATTTGCCGACCTGGCGGCCGGAGACGAACGCGATCCGATCGCTCTCGGCGTCGATCACCTCCTGCTGATAGCCGAACGGCTCTTTTCCCAAGACAACTTCGACGAATTTAGAGGGTTTCGTCCGCAGGAGATCGACATCGCCCTCGGTGAGCTCTTTGAGGTCGTCGAAGTCAGTGGAGGCAGCCATGGGGGAGAACAGAAGCTATTTCTTTCGGGACTGATCGTCTTTCATACGGTCGTAGGCTTTCTTTCCGAAAACCCAGATTACCGAGATCTCGGCAATTGTCATAACTGTTGCATCGGATAGCGGTGGCCGGGGGATGTCCGGCAAGGCATACGATGCCGCCCAAACACCGAGATAGGCAGACAAGACCAGGAACGCGATGAGGTCGTCCGTCCAGCGGCCGACACCACGCTTCGACTGAGAGCCGAAAACGAACTCAGAGGCGTCTCTTGACGGATCGGTATCCGAACCCATGAACTTCTAGTCGTGTGTATCTACTGATCGGCGCATACGCTCGATCGTCTCCGCATCGAGGTTATCCAGATAGCTATGCACGACCAATCCAGTGACGAGGCCGACGATGATCGCACTGCCGATCGCTCCCGTCAATGGATTGATTCGATTGAACTGGACCTGGCTCTCGATTTCGACGATTCGAATCGCATAAAAGATCGTCGAAGAACCAACCATATACAGCGTGATCGGGACTCTGTATTCGACGGGTTTACAGATCGCCAGTGGGTGAGCTATGCGAGGAGAGAACTGCACGTAAATGGCCATCATGATGCCGTACAGCCCCACGAGAAAGCCGATCTGATTGACGAGCTGGCCCTCCCGGATGACAAAGAACAACCAGCCGAACGTGAACAGAAGCGACGCTATGGCAGCGGCGATGGCCAGTCCGCCATCCGACAGTCGGAGTGTTTCGAGGTCGAAATCCATCGGTATGAGAATCTACTGCGCGCCGCCACCACCGGACCCACCACCGCTATTACCACCACCTCCACCTCCACCTCGGTACTGATCGAAGATATCGACACCGAGCAACGCACCCATAGTCGCCAGTAGCATGATGAAGATCCAGCGGTCGACCATCAACGAGGGGTTCGTCACCTGGATGTGCGTGTAATAGAGGAACGCGAAAAACGCGATCGTGCCCAGGATCAACTTGAGGTAGTATCGGTAGCGTTCATCTTTGACACTCATCCTTCGGGGTCGGCATGGGCAGAGATAGTGTAAAGCAGCGCTGTGAGGACGAACGCAGACATCAGTAACGACCCCACACTCGCCAGTTCGACTGCTGTGTACCGTGCTTGGGTGAACAGTCGTAACGAGGAGAGCGCGAAATACGATCCAGTGGCGAAGAAGAACGCGACCGACTGACACGACGCTCGTTGTGCCAGCATATATGGGAGAGTAAGTCGGTCGGAAAACTGCAAGTAAAACGCCGAGAGAAGGCAGAACACCCCGACGTAGTATTCGAGCAGGTTCAGCGCAAAGACATCTCCCCGGAGGGTTTCGGGGTCGAGATACGCTATCAGCGCGTTGGTCGAAAGGCCGACGATGAGCGCCGTCACTCCGACGAGAAGGGCTGTAACGGTCGCCGAGTACCGAAGGGTCTCCGTGTCAGGCAACTGCTCAGTAAGCGAGCCAGTGCCGGTCAGTAGCCAGACCATCAGTCGGAATCGTCTTCCTCCTCGGAGTTGAGGCCAAAGGAGAGCAGATCGACAAGCGATCGAGTGGCGTCGGCCTGAGCGCTCTCGGGGTCTTCTGTAATACCCAAATCCTTGAGTACCTTTGTTACAGATCGTCCGAGGCGATCATACGGCAGGTTCAGTACGTTCTCGTCGAGGCCTTCGACGGGGTTGCCGTCCTCGTCGGAATCAATGACGTACTCTTGAGCGAGGCCTTCCGATTGTATGTACTCGTTGGCACTGCGGCGCTTGTGAATGTCGATACAGACCTGCCGGAGGATCTCGACTTTTCCGGTGTCCTCCGTACTGAAAGGGGCGTCGTCCAGAAAGCTATCGAGCAGGCGGTCGATCCAGGCCTGCTGATCGCTACTTAAATTCTGGTAGTAGTGCGACCGGTCGGATTTCACCCCATGAACCGGGTTGCCCTCGCCCGGGCGGCCGGCATCAGGGTGGCCACCATGGGAGTAACAGCGCCCATTGATGATCTCGCCGTCGTCGTCCTTGGTCGGATAGGCCTGACAGTACTCTCCGTCCTTGGTTTTCGCATTACACCTCCCGGAAATCGGTTCGTCGGCCATCGTAGTAGGAAAAAGAGCGCTCAGTCGGGTATCGAGGGGGTGATTCGACCGCTATACGCCGATCGATGCGGGGAAATTCGGCCGTGACGACGGAAAATCCGGCGTCAGACGGGTACATCCCGCCGCTGAATCGATTTCTCGCCGTTTCAACGACGAAATCCGGCGGAAATCGGCCGATTGGCGCGTGAAACGGGCGAGATCGGGCCTTATTCGGCCTCAATTAGGCGTTTCGACGCGAATTCGCGCACATTGAGCGTCGATGCCTCCCGAACGGCCTTTCTGAAGATCTCTTCGTCGCTCTTGAAGGTGTCCGGATCGGTTTTGAGGGCGCGAACACGGTCGAACAGGGTGTCTTCATCGAATTCCAGGTCCGCAGCGTCGAGACGATCGGCGATATGCCCGGTATAATCGATGAGCTTGTCCATCGAGAGCGGGCGTTCGAAGGCCTCGCCGTCCAATACGCCGCATTCACAGGCCGTTTTCTCACTGCCAGTCTCTTCGTCAGCGAGATAGACCACGTTCGTCGTGTCCAGGCGGCGATAGTGCCGTGGATTGACGAACATGTCCTCGCGTGTGGTGTCGATATAGCGCGAGGGGTACCAGTGATCGATTACGTCATGAGTGTGGCGGTAGCAGTTGTTGCATACGCCAGGGTCATCGAGGATGATGTCGTCAAACAGGTGGCGAGCGGATGGAGTCATAGGA